GACTACCGCTTTGTAGAATCCTCGATAGTCGATTACAGCCCCGCCATATTCATGGCGAACCTTGTAGGTGATTCTGTCATTCGTGAAAACCGCTCCAACTCCTGGTGCGTCTTGGACGAGGATGGTGGGATCCTCCTTCCCATCGATGAAGCCTATCTCGAGCAAGTCAATCCAGGTTTTATCCGCTATAAGGTACCAGTCGTCGGTATCCGTGAGCTGGGGTGGAACCATCAACTTGACGATGTCTTTGAGGACGTTGATGTCGTTGTCCACGGTTCCAGGCCTTCGCTCGGAGTTGAGAATGATTCTTGCTGTTGACTCGAGTTCAGTAGGAACGGAGAGGTAGGCGGGTTTGATCCCTACTTTTTCGTCTATGTACTGGGTGATCTCGTATTTTGAGGTGGTATCGGGATTGGTGGTCCAGTTTTCTGAAACGGTAAGCTGGGTTTCTGCGGTGGCCGAGATCTTTCGAATTTGGCCAACTCCGGTTCCATAAACGATTCGGACGTAATAATCGTTGTACTGATCGGTTGTCCAGGTTTGGGAAGAATCGGACAGGGTGTTGTCGCCGCTAGCTGTTGCCGTGCCGCTGTCAACCTTATTGCCGCGCTCTGTCATGCTTTTCATGGCCGTGATGGCCGCTGCAACTGAATCAAAGTCAAGAGCTGCGGAACCGAGGTTGCCTCGTGCTGCGGTGAAGAGGTTCGCTCCATCGTAGATGGCGCCATTGTCGATGAGGAAGGACCAGACGAATTTGGAGAGGGTTCGGGCTGCTGCTCGAGCTAACCTCCGTGGAATTTGACGAAGAAGATTGAGATCGTCGTTTTTGATGGTTTCCCTGGTGATAGCAAAGAGACCTCCCTTTTTGAGAGGCGAATAGGTGGCTTCCTCGTCGGTGGGGAATGCTATGTCTGTGTAGTCTGCGTTCTCGGATACGGTTGGAAGTTCTCCAAGTCCCCCCCATCTAATTCTTTCCTGCTGTTTGAAATTGGCGAGGGGGACGATATTGACAAATTCCTTCCAGGGGAGTTCGAGCTCCTTGTAGAGCTTGACGAGTTTCCTGGTAATCGAAACACCGAGTGCATAGGCGAAGTCGGTGGAAGCGAGAGCCTCGGTCATATGGACTCGTTTGGTTGGTTGGAAGGTGATGTCGGGATCTTGGGGGTTGTAGGCTCTATAGGCTTCCCTCAATCCTCGGAAAGCCGTGACGCCCTTAGGATCCTTGATTTCATTCCCAAGCAGGAGATCCATGGCAATTTGATGCTTATCAGCCTCCGCTAAAGTTACCTCTGCTTTTGACTGCCCTAGACCTTTTAAGTTTCCGGATTCGGACAGTTTGGCTAGCGTGTCTCGCTCGGCTTTGAGAGCGTCTTCGAGTTCTTTCTTTTGGAAGATGCGATTGGAAAACTGAGCTCTGATCTTGTCCTTAACGGGCTGAGGCAGATCTGACTTTGCGAGGCTTTCAGTGAGAGTCGCGGTGCATTCGGCTTTCTTGAAGTTTTGCTCGACCTTCTTTATTCTTTCAAGTGCTTCTTTGGTAGACTTGACGTCTTGATCTGCTGTGGGGTTAGATTCCTTTTTCTTGGCCTGAAGTTTGCAGAAAGCAGCGGCCTTTTTGAATCCGAGCTTTGGAATCTGCTCTTTCATACAAGCAGTGTAAGATGGTTCCTCAACGCCTTCGGGGAAAAGATCCTCCAGGGTGGGTTCGTCCGAGGCTTTCGTCGGAGTGGGATATCCGTAGTATCCAGCTACCTCGGGATATCCGTATTTTTTGAGTTTACCTCGAAGAGCATTGATAAGCTCGATGGCCTTATCTTTTTTGTCCCCTCGCAGAAGGTTGAGAAGGCGTTCGAGGATTCCTTGCATAAAGGGTCCTTTGGCTTCCAGTTTCTCGGCTTCTTTGTAGAAGTCCTCTTTTTCAGAGGCAGCTTCTACCATTTCAAGGAACTGGTCCTCGGTTATGTTGTCCTGATCGATTCCTTCTACGAGATCTGTGTCCATTGAGGCGAGTAGTCCCAAAAGCATTGCTCCAATGGGTATTTTCATGGTTGCACCTCCATTTGATGCTAATAGTCGTAGGAATTGCCCTCCCTGTGCTGGGTACGTAACGAGTTCGACGGAAGAGACGCTTGTGATCTGATCGACGTCTTCAATTCCAGAAGCGTCTTTGGTGACTTTGCCTTCAGCATCGTGGGAAAAACCAAAAAGTCGGACGCCGTTTTTCCAGGCATCCAGAAGTTTGGAGCGGAGCCATTTTGCTCCGTCGTCGATGTGAAAGTGAGCGGTGATCCCTTCTTTAGTTTGGCCATCTGCGGTGAATTTGGAGAATTTTGGGTGCTTGAGCCATCCAACGAGATGTTTGATGAGTCGTGGTTTTTGAGAAGCGAGGGAATCAGGTAGATGATCTGCTTTGTCTCCGAGTTCGAAGAGATATACCGGAATGTTTTCATACAGAGGTGTTGCTTTCTTGAGGACCGCGGGGGGATAGTGTCTGTTGTTTTTTCCAACTCCAGGTTCAATGACGACAACCTTCCAGTCCTTGCCTTCGGGATCCTTTGCCTCAAGCAGTTTTGATTCAGAGACGAATTTCATTTCCTTTGCTCACTTTCCACAAAAAAAAAGGATATTCATAGAACTACTAAGACTTTTGGTCCTTGCGTTCTAAGAATATCCTTAGCATTCCACCAGGCTACGCGCTTTCCTCGAGCCCGGAAAGACCCTTCTTAGATCAGTAGGGTTCGCGCTTTCCTCGGCCCTACCCTCTTTTAACCGAATTGTCTGCGATTTTTAATCGCTTTATATATATTATACACAAAATTTTCAAAGTGTCAAGTCATTGACCTGGCACAATTACTTGAAAGCTTTTCTCCAGGCGAAGAAGATGTTGAAAGTATCCAAATATCTGAGTGAGGATCCTCTCGCTTGATGATTACGAGACCTTTGAGAGCTTTACCGTGGAATTGAAAGCGCGAGAAGAGGTCTGTATCCGCAATCCAGTTGACGGTGCCTCGATCGAGGATTTGCATGAATGCGGGGATTTCCTTGTTTGGATTGCCCCACTCGGGATGATTTGGAGGGATTGAGCCTTCGAATTCCATCCATTTTTTGAATCCCTGGCCCTTTGGAGTTTTGTTGCGACAAGTTTTACGAAAGGCGGCAATGCCGGTTTCGAGATTTTCTTTGATCAGGGGATCGGATTCCAAATTCCACTCGTCGAGGTAATTTTTACCGGAGTCGATGAGCAGGTCCCAATGTTGGACTGGCATGCCTCGAACAACGAGTTGACCCTTCCACCAGTGACGGCGGATAATAAACCTGGCTGTTTTGCTTTCTTTGACTTTCTTGAGAGGTTTGCTCTTAAGGATGCCTTTTTGAATTAAGTAATTATATGCCTGATCCATGCGGTTAAGCTTTTCTTGTCTGGATTTTTTACTCCCCCCCCACCAGCGCATAGCAATGGGGATTTTCTTTTCCCACTCGGGCGGCAGACCTGACTTTGTAGTATGAATGCCGTCGGGAACGTAATCTTTCTTGAGCCGGCCTCGCCGTGTAAGAAGATATGGAGTTTGGTCTTTTAAGTTGAACCAGGTTTGCCATTGTAGTTTGGCTTTTGGCTTTTTTACCCATTTTGTGCCTACTGGAATGAGCCTGATGACCATTCGTCCTTTGTAATGCTTCATGTTCAGGAAGTATTCCTCGAAGTAGGGTTTTTTCACGGTGGGATAGGCCATGCCCTCGTCTTCCTGAATAAATACGCCCCACTCCATTTTGGTAGCTCCAACTGAGCCGGGGGGAACAGCGGCGTACTGTCCCATCCCTGTATCGTTGAAACAGAGCCAAACTAGGGGTTCGCGGGCCTTTGGAACGACGACGCAGTGAGTTGCTGGATCCATGTCGGGCCTGAATTTGAACTTGGTTTCTCTACAAACTTTTCTTCCTTCCTCGACTGTTTTGGCGGCGACTTTTATCGCGCCCTCGGGTTGATCGGTAATGGTTCTGCCTTTTAAATGACTGTTCATTTTTACTCGGAAGTCTTTGTGTTGAGAAGCGCCCCTTAAATGATTATCAAGAGTTGCCCAAAACTTTGGTAAGCTTTTGGCTTTTTTTTGAGCCTTTCTTAAAGCGTTGGTAAAGCCGGGATCTGCCTTCTCAATTTCTCTGATTTCTGTTTCGGTGAGGGAGGAGATTTCTACGCTTTCGAGGAAGGAGGAGGATCGGAAGTATTTCTGGATGTCTTTGTTGGAGAGGCCGAAGTGCTTAATGTATTGAAGATATTCTGATTCGGTGAGGTATTCGATTTCCTTGATATCCGGCGAGCTTTCGTAAATTGTTTTGCCTTCGGGGGAGATCGTCTTTTTCATGAGGATCCTGTTTTTTTGAGCCCGTTTGACAATATCGTCAAGTTTGTCGGGAGTGGTTCTGTCGGTTCGAACTCTCATGAATCTTGGAATCCAGGCGGTGGCTTTTACGGTGTCGGTCCTTTCATCTCTGATTAGATTGAGAGTTTCGAATTCGATTTCAATGATGTCTCCTCGAGAGACTTTTTTTTCAGTACTGAAAGTTTTGCCTACTTCAAGCCATTCTCTTCCTTTAACCTCGGCAAGATCCCCGGGCTTGATTTGGAAGTTTTGTTGGTCGATTCCATATCGATAGTTGTGCACTCCGTGGGTTTTCGTTTCGATGACTTCAATGACTATGGCGTTCATAACTGCGGTGTTGTGAAGTTTGAACCAGCCGTTCCTTGAGAGCCGATCAAGGTAGTAAATTGCGTTGTGCTTCTTAACTACTACACCTTCGGAGGCGGGTCTATATCTTAGATCCTCGGTGAAAGCTTTAAGTTCTTGGATATTGTGAGCAATTTTGGAGGGGACAAGATTGAGACGATATTTTAGATCTGGTTCATCTATGGTGGACTGAGGGAACTTGGTTTTTTCGAGGAGTTCTCTGCGTTTTGCCTCGGGTTGATGATGAAGATCTTTGCCATCGAGGTAGAGCAACCCAAAGATGTTTGAGACGATGTTCGAGTCGTCGGGCTTGCTCTTGGAGTGCGAATATCCTGCAATAGTTTCACGGGGAAGATGTTTTTTGCCCTCCCACATTTCGGTTTCGGAGTCAAGGATAGCTTGGTTGACGTTTAATTTCTTGATAGCTTCAATAGTTTGGGGGAAACGGGAAGTGAGTTCTTCACCGTCGTCGGAGAAGATTCTCACTTTATCCCCGTTCTTGAAAATTATGAGACGTTGACCGTCGTATTTTTTCTCTACCAGGACAGGGAAGTCCTCGGGCTTGAAGAATTTTAGGAGGGAGTCAAGGGTCATGCGTTCCTCAGGGAAGGCTGGCCTGGTGGGTTTCATTCCGAGAAAGAAACGATTCATTTTGATTTTGTCTTGTTTGATGGAATGGGCGGCCTGTTTTTGGACCTCCTTAGAACCTGCTCGAGGAACTGCTTCGAGCAGAGGTCCGAAGGACTCATAGAATTCTTGAATGAACGCGGGTTCATTGATTTCTAAGATTTGAAGCTCTTTTGTGGGAACTAAAGCGAGGTCCCATAGAGGTAGGTGTCGCCAGTTTGGACCGAAGGGCTCGGGTATGGGGTGAGCTTGAGTGCCGAGGTATTTTTGGAATATTCGGTTGACTTTCAGAAGTAGGGCGGGGTTGATTTCTTTATCCCGGAATACTGTGTCGAGGTCGTTGGGGAGGCGATTGTCGGCGAAGAGTGATGAGCCCGTCCAGGAGATGTAGTTTGGAATCCAGATGATCTGTCCAAGTTTGTGGATTTCTTTGGCTCTATCGAGGAGCCACTTACTGAGAAAGCCCTCGTTGGGGCTCTTGCATTGAGTTCCTGGTATCTCGGGGCCCGGAGGTGCATCGGATTCTTTAAGTCCCAGGATTCTGCGGATGGAATATTTGATATTACCATTCGTATTATCCTTCCATTTCTTCCCAACCTTTCCATTATCTACTTTTTTAATTGCATTTATCTCGCCGAATTTCTTTTTATCATCTACCCATTCCTTCAAATGGGTTTTGCAGAACCAGGCCCGGGCCATTCCTTCGGCCCAAAGAAGTTCGTAGTCCGGAGGACGGTCACATCTCATACATCGATCTCGTCTGTAGCGTGACTCTTTTAGGTTTGCGCGGTTGCCGTAGGTTTGAATTCCGTGGGGAACCTTGACGGTGCGGGGTTTATCGAAGGGGATCCACGTTCGGAGTTTGTAGAAGTATAGGTGAGTTTTATCCCCCCCCCACCATAGTTGCCTTTCCTGGTCGGAAACTTGATGTTGGTCCTTGAGCTTTTCAAATTGGCTGGGAGTAATTTGTTTGGGCTGGTGGAAACGTGCGAAGCCGTATTCTTTGTTGTCGCTGACGATACTGAGGAAAGATCCTTGAATGAATTTTTTGGCATGAACCGTAGCTGTTTTCTTGCGGTCATAGATTAGTTGGCCGTGGGGTTCGACGAGGTAGCGGAATTTCTTGACGATCTTGTCGAGTGCTTTGAGGTAGATTTCTTTTGGCCATTTCTTCCAGTTTTCGGGGTGGAATTCTGTTGAACCCTCTTTGATGAGTTCTTTGAGACAAGGAATTAGGAATTTGTGAAGGATCTCGTTTTCGGAATATTTGAATTTGCCCTTTTCTTTTAACGTGGTGTACCAGCCGCCGAAAATTCTAAGATCATCGCGGCATCTTTTGAGATCCATCTTATTTTTGATTTTTGGGTGATAGGGTAGGACCGCATCTGAGAGTTCATCTGACGTTTTGGGACTGGATTTTTTCATAGGTTCGCCACAGAGGGGGCAAGTCATGAACCGTTCGAGCATTTGTTCTTCAGTCGCTTGAATTTCAGAGTGGCAGTGGGGGCATCTATATCGGAATAGCTTGTCTTCAGGGAGATTTAGGTTTGGCATAAGAAGACCTCATTGCTTGAGCTATCTCTTTCCAGGATGGGGCTCCCTGCGGAAAGTCGAGACCCATCTGGGACATGGCGGAAAGAAAGGCTTCTCTGGCTTTTTCGAAAGTAAGGGGTTTTTCGTTTTCCTGCTCAGGCTGCGTTGTCGTTAAGGAAAGACCTGCCTGAGACATCACGGATGCGTAGGCTCGTCGGGCTTCGGAATCGGAGATCCAGCCTTTGGAGAGGCCTATCTGAAGGGCCTGGAGAATGAATTTGATTCCAAGTGAGGCCTGGTAGAGATCTTTTTCGAGGAGTTTGGGGAAGAAGATGGAGACTTTTTTATCGACGTCCTCGGGGAGTTTCTGGTGAATTATGGCTTGATCAATGACAAAGGAGAAGATGAATTGGAGCATGTGTTTGAAAAAACGCTGGCGGGTTTTGAGTCGTTTCATCACCGGGGTGGACATCTCAAGGGCGGTGGCTCTGGTGATGCCTTCACCTCCTGCGTACCAGTGGGGAGGCAGGCCTGCCCCGCCGAGAATTTGATTGCGGAAAAGTTTGGCTTCCTCAGAGGCGTCATGGGCTTCAAGTTTGGGAATAACTGCGTTCCAGGTTACTTTTTCGTTGTGAGCTCGGAGGCTGCCGGGTTTGGGGAGCCCTTGGGACTTGAGCCAGGTATCTATTTTCTTCTGGTCGTAGCCCTGGAGGGTGACGTCCCAAAGGAAAACATTCATGAGGTGCGATCTCTCCAGGCGGTTGAAGAGGAATTGATCATAGCCGTCGATCCAGTCGGCGATTGAGAAGAGGTCGCTTCTACCTCGGCGGGCGTTGGCGACTTTGTTGATGGCGAAGAAGAAGATATCTCCGACGAGGCGGTTGAAAGTGGGGGATTGGGGGTTTTGATCGAGGTGGATAACTTGATAGGATTGTGCGTCGAGGGAACCAGTGGATTTACGGATGACCTGGCGAATGATTTCTGCGTTGTCGTTGTCAGAGATAACTTGTGAAACGGATGTGGGATCGAGGTAACCCATTTGGACCTTGCCGTCATATTTGTTTATTGCCGCGGGATAAAATTGTTCTCCGTAGAGGCCGAGTTCGAGGACTCGTTGGCCCTGTTTGAGGTCCCAGGCGTTGACGGGATCGTTCCAAAAGGTTTCGAGGATGCTTTGAACGTTGGGGTTGGCTGCCTTGAAGGTGATGCCTTCACCGACTACGAAGTCCTTGGTCATTTCGAGAATGCGGTGAGCAACGGGATTGGTGTCGTAGAGATAGAAGGCGATTTCCTGCATTCTTTCTTGAGTGAGAGGAGTCAGGTCACGGGTTTTGTGTTTGGTGATGGTTCTCCAGCCTTCGTCTTCTTTTCGGCCTGTGGAGATGGATTCGGAGGTTTTCTGGAGGCTTTCGAGGAATTTTTTGCCTAGCAATGCTCTGGCGATTGTCTGTCTTAGGGCCATGGTGACCTCCTGGGAAAGAGATTTGAATATATTTTGCCTCTGGGGGTGTTGGGAGAGGCATAGTTGTGTTCGGGATCTTTGCCGCCTGTGGCGACTTCGATAGTTTCCTCGTTCATGGCATGCCAGGTGACGGCAGCAACGGCATCGGCAATGTCTTTCGAGCCGTCGGGAGGGTGGTCCACTTTCATGCCTCGGAGAAGGAGAAGTTCTTTGAGCTCTTTTTGGAGTTTGGCATTCGGGTAGGGAACGAGATTGCCCTGGTAGATGACATTTTTGAGAACGTCATGCTGTTCCTTGAGGACGTATAGATTTTCGGGTTCTACACCGGCGGATTGGAGAGCATGCCAAACGGAGACGGCTGCCCAGGTGTCAAAGGTTGCTTTGGCGATGTGGAATCCTCGAAGGATCAACTCGAGGAGTATGTTTTGGATTTCTTCGACGTCGATTTCATTTTGTCCTGCGTTGAAGCCGTAGGCGAGGTCAAGGTAAACTTTAGTGCCGAGACGGTGAGCGAGGGCGAGGCCGAATGCGTCGTTCTTGGCAGCGGGATCTCCGTGGAGATAATAGTCAAATTCGGGGTTGGGTTTGAAGTTTGGGGAAAGATGGCCTGCCGCGTCGATAGGACCGATGGAGCCTTTTACTCGGTTGAATGTTTCGTCGATCTTTGAAGGCATGCGGTAGTATGCTTCTTTGGGTTTGGAGGGATCAGCTCCGAAGTCCCTTCTGGCGGCCTCAGGATTTTTTTTGAACTCCCATTTCAGGGAAACCTGAGTGATTTTTGGATTCATCTCCCAGGTGGCGAGTTTGAATCCGAGCATGTTGGGGATTTCGTGGGAGAGGCCGTAGAGCTCCATGATTTTGTCTCGCTCCCATAGGGGTGAGGAGATGGAGATGATTCTGCCGTCCTGGCCGAAGGGTTCTACGGATCGGGTGAGGGAGGTGTAGACAGCTTCGGCGGAGGATTTGCCTCCTCTGTCTTTGAATCTTGCGAGTTCGTCGAAGAGAACGAGTTTGGCAGTTTTGCCGACGATGGAGGCTGAGTTGGAGTGGCCGCAGCGGATCTTGACTTTGGAGTCTTTGAAGGAGACTGTTTTTTCTTTTTCTGAAAAGGGCCGGGCCATAAAGAAGGGGGAGTTTCTGATTCTTGCGAGAGTTTGGGCATATATTGTGTCCTCGGCTTGATCGCCTGAGGTGGCGACGTTAATAATGAAGATTTCATAATCGCGTGGAAAGCCGTAGGCTTTCCAGGGTTCTTTGAGGCGATAGAGTGAGAATTCTTCGAAGCAAGCGATCACTGAAGCAAGGATTGTTTTGCCTCCCTTCATGCCTGCAACGATGACAAGTTCGCGGTAGGGTTTGTGGTCGGGCTTCCAGGTGGTTTTGCGTGAATGGCGAAGGTTACGAAGCGTGGCTGCTTCGGATTTGGAGAGGGGAAGAGAATAGAAGGCTTTGAGAATGAGTTTTTGCATTGGGTTGAGAGAGAAGTTGAGGAAGCGAGGGTCCTCTGAGAAGGAGACAATGTCGAGGCTTTGAAGGTCCTGGGAAGATTTCGATTTGGATTTGGAAGGGGTGGGCGAAGATAAGTCAGAGCCTTGAGTTTTTGTGAGATCTTGAAGTTCGAGGGTGCGAAGATAAGAAAAAATTGTGGAGTATGACACGTTAAGTTCTGAGGCAATTTCACGGATGGAGTAGCCTTTTTTGCGGAGAGTTCCTGCTTGCTTGATCTTTTCGGCTCGCTTGAGGGATTGGGAGACAGACGAAGCTGTATTTTTAATGACGCTGCGAGACAATGAAGTGCTCCTTTGTCAGGTCATTTTCCTGACATTATACACAAAAATTTGATGGTTGTCAAGAGGGGGAATGGGAGCGGAGTTCAGGAGGGGACTGGAGAGGCGGGAGGGAGAGGGTTTGGGAGCCGGCGCGTGTTTTTGGTCTGACGGAGAGTTTCTGAGATGTGGGGGGGGATTTTGGTGGGTTAGCGAAAGAAGTTGGGGGAAATGTGAGAATGTGGAGATAGAGGACGGCGGGGGAGAAGGTGTGAGGATAGGTGGATTGGTTGTGGGGTGATGGTTTTTGCTATTGTGCTTGCGGTGGGTGGGCAGCGGGAACTGGGGATGGTTTGTGGGGAGGTTGGGGTTTTGGAGTGGTTCTGTTTTGGGGGTGTAGGGGTCACTTGGAGGGTCACGGTGGGTGGGGGGAAGGGAGGTTGGGTAGTTGGGTTTGGTGCAGAGAAAAAACAGGGGTGAGATTACGGGAAGAAGGTTTGAGGGTGGATACTGGGAGCCCCCCTTGGGGGGGCGGACGGGATTCGGGCGAGAAGCATTCCTACGGGATCTTTATTAGAGAAGAATTAAGGGAAATCTTGCTTGACACCCAGGTTTGGGCGAGCGAGATGGCGGGAGGCCTCTCGTGTCATCTGGGTTAAAATTAGAGGAGAACGAGAGGCCGAGCGCACGAGTGAGCGTAGGGGGCAACCAAACGCAAGATTTCCTTTAATTCTTGCTTCTCGCCCGTATGTGTTTGGTGGGGGATGGCAGGGGGGATACCTTTTTAAAAGACCTTAAGGATGGTTTTGTCTGGAGGGTGTGGGGGCAACTTGGTGGGGTCACGGTGGGTGGGCTTTGGAGTGTTTTCGGGGCGGCCGATATCGCCGAAGGCAAGGCCGCCCCAAGCTATGGGTTACGAAGAGCCCCCCTTTGCCTAAATTTCTCCTGAAATTAGGTTCGCATAATACGGTATTATGTGAAGGGGGCGGAGCGGGATTATGAGAGTAAATAGCCCGTCCTCACGAGGCCGTCGATCCTTTTATAAAAGATGCCTTGAAGGCTCGACTATCGAGGAGCTCTGCGACGAAGAGAGGGAAAGAGCCGAGAGGCACGACGGCCTCGAAGGATAACATAAAATATTTATGTTATAGGGCGGTGGTGAAAGAGGGTCTTTGTTTGTCTCTTGGGGATGGAAATTAAGGCCGAGCTGGAGACCGAAGCCGTCCAGGCGAGGGTCTCCAGCTCGGCTATTCCTTTTTAGGCCTTGCGTTCAGCAAGGCCGTTGCAAGGGAGGGAGAAAAGAACCCGACTTGGTGGGGCTTGGATAAAAGATGGGACACCTTTCGGTGAGATGGTCTTATGGGGGTGAACTAAAAAAAAAAGAAGGGGCGGATAGCGTCCAGCTATCCGCCCTTCCGATGAACTTGCTTCGCGGCCGAAGGGCTTTTGCCCGAAGGCGCATTGGATGGTCTACCTTAACGAGGCCTCCGAACGGAGGAAAAAGAAAAATTTCTGTTTGAGGAGCGATAGCGACGAGTTTAAATTTTCCCCGTAGTGAGGAGACCGAGCAGAATATTTCAAAGAGCATCCTCAGCGACGGAGGGGAATGCCCTGAGGCTTTCTTGACTTTTGAGGCCCGCCGGACCGTGTCGGAGGTGAGAGATGGTGGTGGGGTTGGGTTGTGGTGGATAGCGGGGGGAGGAAAGATAGACCTGGGGAGTTGGGTTGTGGGGATGTAGAAGTGGAGAGAGAAGAGCGAGCCACGTTCTTTTTTAGTTGGCGAGTGGTTTGGTAGGTAGTGAAGGTGAAGGAGGGCGGTAGAACTTTCGCTCTTCTTTGGTGCGACCGATATGCGAAAGTTCTACCGTCCGACTGGAGTGAGATGGGTGGGGCGATAATCAGTTCGCTCTCCTTTGGTGTGCCATATGTGCGATCTGATTATCGCCTGGTTGGTGGGTGTGATCATCTCGCTCTGGATATGACCTTCTCCTGAAGGTGATATCCAGTGCGAGCTCCGATATTGGGGGGTAGGAAGAGGGGACATCTAGGACGAGGGCTCAAGAACGAGCGAGTCCTCCCAATCAGCATGTAGAGGGACGAGATAACTTTAAGGTGAGATGCTGTTTGGGAGGAACGAAGCGGAGTTGAGGGTGAGATGAACTTAAAAGAAGGGGCGGATAGCGTCCAGCTATCCGCCCCTCCTTTGTTTTGCCTTCCACACATACAGACAAAAACCCCCTTTCGGGGGAGGTGAGAGAACCTGAAGGGAGAAAAAAGAGGATTAGCGCCGGCGAGCCGCCTTTTCCATTCTTTGGTTAGGACCAGGTGGAGCGCGCGGCTCGGTATTTCCATCCTTTGGTTGGTACCATGTGAGCAGGCAGCGGACCTGTTTCCATCCTTTGGTTGGTACCATGTGAGCAGGCAGCGGATCTGATTCTATAGGGGAGGGAGGTATGTACAATCGTATAGTCATGTATGTACCAGGAGAGGTTGGAGCTCCCATCGAGGGGAGGTGGATACATCAATAGTGGGGAGGGTGCAAAGGATATGTTCGTCTGAACTGCCTTCCACACATACAGACCAAAACCCCCTTCAGTGGAAAGGGAGGTGAGAGAACCCTGACCTTTGAAAAGAGGGCCTACCGCTGGGTAGACTCCCATAGTAGAAGAAGGGGGCCACCCAAGAAGGGCCCCCCTTGTTCAGGTAGCCCCCCTTTTGTTCAGGTAGCCCCCCTTGTTCAGATAGAACCTTGGGGGAGGTGGAGTGGTTGAAGCGAGCTGCTTATCTCTATGGGGTGGTTGTGGAGGAGATGAGGTAGTGATGGGTTGAGAAGTAGTGATGAACTCATGAGAGAGAGGTTGGTCGGCTACTTTGTTGGAGTTGTTTTAGTATGTGTTTTGATTGTTGAAAAAGTTAGAAACTTTTCTTTTGAAAGATATAAGTTAGCGATTTGTGGAGAAAACTACAATTTTCTTGGAGTGTGTGTCTGAAGTCTCCAGTCAGGGCAATTGAGCGTGAGAAGGGAGCACATTCCTACGATGCGAGAAGCGAAGCGGGGATCAAGCGCGTCCTCGATGCCCTGGAGAGAAAGGTTGGAGGTGATGATCGTGGGCATCATGTGAGAGTCGCGGCCGTCGATAATAAGATACAGAGTTTGTAAGGTCCAGGCAGTAGTTTTCTCAACTCCAAGTTCGTCAAGAAGAAGAAGTTTGGCGTTCAGGTACTGCTTTATAATAGTTTCTTCGGCATCTGGAATATCTGAACGGAGCGCTTTCCTGATCTGGAAGAGCAGATGTGGAACCTTGACGAACTTACAATTGGTTTCACCTGAAAGAATGATCTCCCTCGTGGCAGCGATGGCAAGATGGGTTTTGCCGGAGCCGTTTGGGCCAGTGAGAAAGAGACCTTGCGAAGGATATTGGTTGACCCAGGATTGAACTGCGTCGCGGTACTTTTTCCGTCCCCCGGTGGTTTCGAAATTGTCTAGGCTGGAGTTTAAATATTTTGGAGGGACTCCGGCTCGGGCGAGGTGAGATGTGATGTTAGAGCGGAGACGAGCGAGTCTGGAGCGATGGTATTCTTTCAGAGCTTGGGGCCGACATTGGTGACAACAGGGAAAAGGCAATGAGGAGTCCTGGAACTCGTCCCAGGATAAGGGTTTTCCACAGATGGAACAACTATACATCGTAGAGCCCTCGGTATTTATCCGATTCCTCCCAGCCTTTTTTAGTATTTCGTTGGTTGCTTGCATGGTTTTTATCTCCTGTTTTTAGATAGTTTTCCAGGGGTTTGTTGACGTCCCTGAACTTGTCGAACCCTCGAGATAGAAACTCCGAGAGGGTCCAACGGTAATTAAAGAAGTATTGTTGGCCTTTCACTACCGTGGCGTAATTTTGCATGGACTTCTTGACTTCTTCGAGCGAGAAGTCTGTAAGAATAGATTTTAGAGCCGATTCGTGTTTCTTGACGTTCTTGTGAACGATGATTTGGAGCGAATTCCAGAACTCGAAGAGACTATATGTATAAGTACTAGAACTTAGTTCTTTTGTAATAGTTTCTTTAGGGATTCGCTGTGCCTTGTCTGTTTTGCGTTTCCGAGCTCGAACGTTAGCAATATTGCTAACGCCGTTAGCTTTTTTGCTAACGTTAGCTTTTTTGCTAACGGGTTTCCAATTGTCTGTATGGCTGTTGATATGCCAACTGTATGGGTTTTTGTTAGCTTTTTTGCTAACGATTTTTTTCTTCTCTAATTTGTGTAGTGCTCGGATGATGCTGGGTTTCTTCATTTGTGTTAGTTTGTAAAATTGTTTTAAGGATATTTTATCCCAGGATTTATGCCAGCCCCAGGTCTTTTCGATGATTACCCAGAGGACTTGCCATTCCTGTCCGCTTAACCTATATTGTGCCCATTTCCTGGCAACGGGATGAGCGATATCGATATGTCCATCTTTGTAGATATCGGGATTTTTGTGAGACAATGTTAGTTCCTTATTTGATTTATCTCAAGCACCGAACAAAAGAAAACATCCCGCTATGATCCTGATCATCCTGAGGAGGTCATAGCCTTTTTGGTGAACTTGCCTGGAGTTGAGAACGGAGGCTATTCCTTCGAGGAGCAGAAATAGCCCGATAGCCTTCAAGCCTGTGAAGGGTTGAAAAATGTGAATCATGAGATCGCTCCTTGTTTTAAGTTAATGGCCGTGCCCAATCGCGAATTTCTTTCTCTGTAATCTGGAACTGGTCTGACCACATAGCCACATAAGCCCATTTGAACAGTTGGTGGAGAGCCTCGGCTTGTTTGGAGCCGAGGCAATCTGTGAGGATGGAGAGGGCAGTGTCTGCTGGGCCCGATCCTCCGTATCCCCAGTTGAACCCGTCGGGGCTGTGCCTTTCGATGTGTTTCAGAGGATACTCGCGATTGCCGTCCGTGACCGTGATGACCTGGCCGCCGACTTTGTCTTTAGTTAACTTGCCATGGTAGATTTTCAATGTATTCGCCTTTCTCCCCGCTCTGCCGGTGCTCACACGGGAGTATCCCGCCACACCCCGGCGCCAATTGAGGCCAAGCGCCCCCTGATGGCCGCAGAGCGGGGATATTTACTTCTTAAGCCAAATTTTCATAATTCCATTTTCCAGCTTACTTTTAACTATGCCCTTTCCCAAAAGTTTTGGCAGAATAATATTTATCTGTGGAGGTGGATTCTCAAAGTCAAAACTTATATCGGGGATTTGGTTTCCTTTTTCCACTGTTTTTGCTAGTGTTTCCCGCAGTGTTTTGAGGAGATGTCTATTCATTCTTTCCTGCATTGCTGCCCGGGGATTTGGAAGAGGGTGAAGGGCGACTTGTCTTTGGTTGTGTTGGCGTAGTAGGTCTTGAGTGCTTGCCCGTTTTGAATCGTGGATCTTGAATGAGCCGAAGTACGACTCTTCCGTTTTTTAGGAGTTTGGAAAATAGGGGGAAGTCGAGCGTGTCTTTGACGACTAAGAGTTCGCCATCGCACCATACTTTGAAGCGGATGTTTGGATAGACCGGTATGAGTTGAGTTTTACGTTTCGTGAACATGTTTTTGCCTTTCGCCAAGGATGACCGGGTTCAGAGCATCGTCTCTGAGCGAGGAGATGTCTCCGTAGTCGGTTAAGCGTTCCTCGGTCTCCTCGATGAATCTATCCCGGAGGTTTGACATTTGTAGTTGCTTGAGGATTTCATCTTTCATGGAGTCGAGCTCCATTTTGATCCCATCGAGCCGCTCTTTGACATGCTCGATGTTAGCGGAGATAATCCTGGAAAATTCTGATTGATTCAATGTTTTCTCCTTTCTTCTGCTTCATTGATCTATCGCTTTTTGAAGTATGTCCTGGGGTAAATAGTCGGCGGAGATGGATTCGGCCTGAAATAAGTGCTCGGTAGGGAGCGGTGTCTTTTTGTTCTTTCGGAGCCATTTTTTGTGTTGGCGGATTTTTTGGTCCCACCAGGTTTTGCCTGGTTTTCCTCGAAGCCGTCCGTTCTTCATAACGCAGATTCCTTTTGAAAATACGGTGGCGCCTTGGAATTTGTGTCTGAGGGCTTCCTGGATTTGTCTCAATTTTCTTGAAGTTTGTTTTCGTGTCATCGTAGCCTCAGCGGTCTTTTGAAGATCCTGATCGTCCTGGGTCGAGTAGGTCGGGGTGGTGCCTGGATTTGGTCTTGGGCGGAAATAGTTGGAAGATAAGTTTTTGGTGAATGCCAGGGGGATTTTTTGTGGACCTCCTTTCTATTGAGAAAGAAGTCCTTTGCTGCGAGATGGTTCGAGAATTTGATAGTTGTGATCTCCTGGACTGTGTGGTCTTTAAGTATGAGGGTGTATTCTTGATGATTACCTCGTTTGGCGTTGAACTTAAACATGGTTTACCTCCTTGATTTTTTGGAAAGCTTGATAGCGAAGGGTTTCGCGCTTGATGAATGCTCTCCAGAATTGTCTTCGCTGAGTTCTTGAATACCCGGCCTTGTGCATTCGGGTGTCCAGGGCTTGGAGGATTCTAATGCCTTTTTGAACTTGGTGGCGCCAGTAATATTTTTTGATTCTTTGAAATATGTGTATCATTTCTTATCCTTTGTTTTACGTTGTTTCTTCTGAGAGAGTGTTTCATTGACTTGTAGAACTTTTCTTTTTCTGTGCGTTTTGGTGCGAGGCTTGGAACGATGAGAAACTTACCTGGCCTGCCGAGATTCCATGTTGTTTTCATCGTTTAGTCTCCTTTCCCATGAGCTCCTGAAGGATTTCGATCTTGCCGTTCAGCTTCATTAAAAGGTCTCGGAGCTCTTTAACCTCCTGAAATTTTTTCGTGAGGAGCCAGACCTCAGTTCGGAATTCTTGATAATATTTTAAGTCCTCGTGTAACTCGGGCATTTATTTGACCTCCTCGATGATTATTTCTGTCCTCGGGGAGCGAGGATCAAAACGTTGGTGATATGAATCGTCGATGCGGTCCCAGTTGTCATCGACGATGAGACGAATTCTACAGAGATAATCCAGGATAGGTTTGAGGCCTTGGGCGTAGTTTGCTTTGTCTCTACGATGTTTCGTGGGGAAATAGATGTAGAAGTCAATTTTAGCTTTTTGGAGGGGTTTTTGGATTTTTTGAATGTTCCGCCCGATAGCCTTCCTGACGAGCCAAAACCAGTCTTCGTTATATTTTTGACGTTTGGTCCAATGCCACCGGAGTATTGTGTTGTACGATTCAGTTACTTGCTTGGTCACGAGTTTTATGATCCGTGTCTCCTTTTCCCTAACTTCTCTTAATAGGTCGATAATCTGTGATCGGATTTCGGGTTTAAACAAAAATTGTTTGATGAACTTGCCTTGAGTGTTGTAGAGGCGTATGGAGAGATACTCAATCCCTCCTTGAGTTCTTACCCGTAGCAACCTGTATTTTTTCCCGCGGTACTCGAAACCTCCGAGTCTCTCAAGGACTTCCAAACGGTACTTGCCAAACTTGAAACCGGTTGTTTGCTTGTTTGTCGCCATTTTCGTTTTCCTCCGGTATTTGTTGAGGCACTTGGATCAGCGGTCCGTTATTGATATTTACAGTTCGTTACCTTTACTCCCGTTTTCTGCAGGGCCCGGAGAAGCGTGATTTTTTGTTCATCATTTTCGTATGTGATTCTGATCACGCGTTCGGATTCGAAAAGCTGAGCGGTTAGGGGGTGTGAGTTGGAGCTGGTTGATGATTCTCCCGTTCCTGCCGTAGGAGGTTTGAGGGGGAGGTTCGGTGAGTCCTCCGGCTGGTAGGCCTTGGTGATGTGTTGATATCCTTGTCCTACTTGTTTATGTTTCTCATGCGTTTGTTGTGTATTCAATGTTTTCTCCTTTGGTAGTAGTTCAGCAAACAAAGATGTCCTAACGCTTTGAAAAGCGTCGATGTAGAAGGGGGCGACATCTTTGTTTTTGCCGTTATTGTCTCTTTGGCTTCTCCAGTGGCGGATGCAGCCGTCGAGGTATGCGTTAACTTTTGTTTGGGTAAACTCAATTGTTTGCATTATTTGTTTCTCCTTCCGCGCTCTGGCGGAGCTGTTGGTTTGTTTGGTGGTGGTTTGCGGGGCGTTCTGAACAGAACGGTTCCAAACCAGGTTGAGATCCAACGGGTGGAGGCTCTCCGAATAGTCAAGTGTGCTGCGGAGGCGTGAATATGATATGTTTCCTCTGGTTCGAGCAAAATCACCTGTTGCTTATTTCTCATTGAGGGCTCCCTTGTGATGGAACTAGTGATTTTAATTTGACTGCTTCCAAGGTTGAAAATGCTAGTTGTTCCACTTTTAACCTCTCGGGTAATCTATTCCAAAGACTTTGTCCTGACACTTCTGGCAGAGACCGGAGATCCGGTATTCCCTCAAGCTTAAGCTGTCCCGAAAATCTGCTGCCTTAATTTTCAGTTTACAAGATGGACATATGCCTTTCTTCACCATATCTAGTTCTTTGCCGAATCCTGCTTTTCTCATTATCTCTTCATTCATGCTGTCCCTCCGTTGGGTTCTTCATGCATCACCTTCTTTAGCTACACACAAAGAGTCTGGTAGATAGGAGTAGTGATTGAGAGTCCTTTCACCAGGCCGAAGAATCTTGACTGGAGGAATCTGTCGGCGTTGTCGAGATATAACTCTTTCTGTCGAAGGGCTGGTAGGTAGTAGTGGTCAATGGAGTTGTAGGTTTCGACCTCGTGGAACCCTAGGTCGAAGTGGTGCATTATGCGGTGTTTTTCGGCCTCGGAAAGGACAACTAGAATGCGGTTGCTGGTGTCTTTCTGGTGATTTATTCTACCTTCTTTAACCCAGGCAGCAGCCTGAGTGGTTTTGCCCGCGCCGCGGGGCTTGAGGTCTATGTGCATTTGTTTTCTCCTTTTCTTCCCCGCCCGCTCTGTCTCGGGGCTACCGGTTGCCCGAGATTGCCGAGGTCTCTATATCGGGTCAGCGACAGAGCGGGAGAAGTTTTCTCTTGGTACCCCCGGGAGGAATCGAACCTCCAAAGGCGAGTTCACCTCTTCTCCCAGCGGAGCCACCCCGCCCGTCTCCTCCCGAGCCTGATGTTGGAGAGACACATGGCTGTTTTCGGGAAGCTCTACCATTGAGCTTACGGGGGCATTTTTAAACAAGTTGTTGAATCCTCAGTTTCGGCATGTACCATTTTCTAAAGAGCCGGGTGCAAAGTTTCGTCCCTGAAGGCATGAGAATGGGATGACAGTGGTAGGCCCAATCGCAATTTTTGCAGAGTCCTCTTTTGTCCGCTTCCGTGTCGATCATAACGGGGAAAAGCTCGAGGAAGCTGAAGTATCGCCATTGAATACTGTGCTGAGTGTACATTTGGAGGGAGACGATCATTTGTCTTCCTCGAATAGTGGTTCTTGGTGTCTCTTTGCCTGTCGTTCTAGTTCTGTCTTTTTGTCTTGTTCGAAGGCTGCTTCGATTTCCTCTTGGGATGGGGCCTCGTTTTCGTCAGCGTCGGATACTTTGCTGACGTCGGTTTTTCTGAACGCATCGGCGTAGTCTTCGGCGTATTTGGCTACGGTATCGATGTCTTGCTTTCTGAGTTCTTCTCCGGGTTCGAAGTTGAGGATATAGTAGTTTTCAATGGGTTTGATAGATATGATGGTTTCAACGCTGTACGTGGGTTTTCTGGTGAGACGGAAGCGAGTCAGATAATTTTTGAATGGGGTGACTGAGGTTCTTTTGACGCTGAGGACGAAGGGGATCGGTGTGTCCAGGTCGAGACAAAGCAAGTTCCAAACCAGGGCGCACTTGGGCTTGCGGTCCTGGGGATTCTTGGCTGTATTATTCCATTGGCTGAGGGGGCAGGAGGGGCAATCGTAGGACTCAGGACTGTCGGCATCGGGAATTCTTGCATCGTTTGATTTGCAAAGTGGTTGTGGATTGTCGTCCTGCGGATTGAATGCTGGCCAGTATATCCTGGAGGGCCTGACACGAAGGAGAACGCATCTGAGGCGTTCCTTTTGGCCTCCGAGGGATGAGGTGAAGAGGCCTTCTTTGAGAGTATCGTCGGTCCGGGATTTTGGGGATCGTTTGTATTCGATTTTGTAAATGGGGAGCGTAATTCCGAGAAGATCCATTCCTTCCAGGTTATCGAGATCTTTTCCTCCTGCTACGGCAGGTACTTTGGGTCCTCCACTTTCAATAACTCCTCGCATGATTACCTCCTATAAATTTAATTTTGTTGGGTACTGACGTTCCTGGGAGAGATTGAATCTCTGCTCGAGGATTTTTAATTTGATGTAAGCTTCTGAGGGGATGAGAACGTGGAGTTCTGCGACGAGTAGTCCGGCGATTTTTTTGAGTGCGCTGAAGGTGTTTTCCAGTTTCTCAGTTTCCAGGACTTGAGCCCGGATGCGATCTTCCAGTGATTGGATTTGTCTTTTGACTCGGGTGAACTCGGGGTCCCGGCGCGCTGTCTGGGTGAATTTTCGTTCTCTTTCTTCTTTGTTGCTTTTTGTCCCTTGGAAGGTTTGATAGACTGCATTTCTGAGGTTTATGTCGAGGAATTCGAGTTCGTTTGTAAGATTTCTAAGGTTTTGCCTTATTCTCTGGGTGCGTTGTTTGGATTCTCTGATTTTGTCGGGTAGGTTCAGAAGTCTGTCTTTAATTTCGGTGATCTCTTCGAGTTTGGCTGTGAGGTTAGGTCGCATCTGGCGACTCCTTGGGCCGTTTGTTTGGAGTTGGGTTGGGGGCTGGTTTGATAAGAATGGTTTCGCTGGATGATAAGGTTCGCTTGCATTCTTTAAGAAGTGAGGGTTGAAGGATCTTGGCTTTGACCAGGCCTTCGATTTTTTTCTTGTCTACTCGAATGTCTTTGACGGCCTCCCAAAGGTTGAGAGGAAGAAGTCTGAGTTTGGTAGCTTGTGGGTCATAATCATAGGTGTGGCGTTCTTGGAGTTCGAGGATGAAGCCGTTCCCTACGTCGATGGATTGTAGGTCGCGAAGAACTTCGAGAAGTTCATCTTTTAGTGATGAGATCTCGTGATTCAGGGTTTTGGCCGCTTGTTTCTTTGCAATATATTCTCTTGCCTTGTTTTTGAATTGTTCGTCGGTGATCATAAGATTTCCTCCTTTTCGATATAATCAGATGGTAGCCTGCCCGAAACACTTCAACTAAGCTGTGAAAAGTGTTTCCACATGCCGTTTACCGGGAATAGGTATTCGCCCGCAGCTTGGACATCTCTTCACTTTTTGCAT